GAGGAAATTTCTGAAGAAGAAGCTACCGAAGAAGAAGCTACTGAAGAAACATCTGAAGAAGAAATGGGTGAAGCTGCTAGAACAAAATGGAATAAACATGGTAACAAAGGTGGCGCACACAGAACTGGCTTAAAAAGCAAGAAAGTTTTCGCTGCTGGTGCTATCAATGAGGAAGTTGAGAATCTTAAAAAGCAAAACGCTGAATACAAGAAAGCTCTAGTTCTTTTCAAAGAGAAGCTTAATGAAGTTGCGGTGTTTAATGCAAACCTAGCTTATGCAACACGTTTATTTACTGAACATTCAACTACAAAACAGGAGAAATTGAATATTTTGAAGAGATTTGATTCAATTTCAACTATAAACGAATCTAAAAATCTTTACAATTCTATCAAAGCAGAACTTGAAACTAAAAAACCAGTAACTGAGTCTGTTGTTGAGAAAATTGCAAATACTCCTTCAAGCTCATCTTCACAAGAAATGTTGGCCGAGTCAAAAGCTTACGAAAACCCACAATTCAGAAGAATGAAAGACTTGATGAGTAAAATAAAATAATAACTAAAACAAAAAAATAAAACAAACTAAAAATGGGAGCATTATTAGAATCAGGTATGGTTGGTAACATCGGTCTTAAGCACCTTCGTGTTATCAAAGAAGATACCATTAAAAAATGGGAAGATTTAGGTTTCCTAGAAGGTCTTGATGGCCATCAAAAAGATAACATTGCGCAATTGTATGAAAACCAAGCGTCTTATTTAATCAACGAAGCAGCTGTAGCTGATGCGTCTGGTTCATTCGAGACTGTTGTTTTCCCAATCATCCGTCGTGTTTTCTCTAAATTATTAGCTAACGACATCGTTTCTGTACAAGCTATGAACTTACCAATTGGTAAATTGTTCTACTTCGTACCTAAAATTCAAGAAAGACAATCTAACGCACACAGAGCACCTTATGGCGCGCCAGGTAACAGTGACGCTGCTTCTTTAGGTTATGATACTGGTACTACTAGTCCAAGAAGTCTTTATGATCGTTTCTATGAGAGTTCTGATGCAGCAACTGAAGGTATTTTTGATTATTCAAAAGGTAATTTCTCAGTAGCTGAAGTTAACCCTCATGCGTTCGTAACATTCTCTGGTGGTGCTGTTTCTACAAGTACAGCTGCTTTAAGTGGTTCATCAGTATCTAGCGCAATCATTGTATTGTCTGGTTTCACAAAAGACGGACAAGGTAAAATGGTTGGTGCTAACGGTAACATGATGGATACTGAAGAGTTCTTAGCATCTCTACAAGTTGAAATCACTGGTAACACAACTGCAAACAACGGTGTTAAAAACTTTAACGTTGTAACTCAAAAATATGGTAAGGGTATTGTTGAGTATGGTAATAAAGGTGGTTCAGGTCTTGGTAGATTCCAAGATATCTGTGACGAAGAAGGTTTAATCTACTTGAACGTAGATCTTGAGTCTTATGATTCAACTTCAGGTTTTTCAGGTTCTAATTTCAGTTCTAACGATTTAGCTTTAGCTAACTTCAAAGTTACTTACAGAACTTACGATTCATTAGAATTCGAAGATGAAATCGGTGAGGTTTCTTTCGACTTAGCTTCAGTAACAGTTTCTGTAACTGAAAGAAAATTAAGAGCTAGCTGGTCTCCAGAATTAGCACAGGACGTTTCTGCGTTCCATAACATCGATGCTGAAGCTGAATTAACAGCTTTATTATCTGAGCAAATCGCTGCTGAAGTTGACCGTGAAATTTTACGTGACTTAAGAAAGGGTGCTGCTTGGACATCTAAGTGGGATTACAATGAGTGGAAGTACGGTGCAACTGGTGGAACACCATTTATGGGTTACACTCAGAAAGACTGGAATCAAACTTTGGTTACAAAAATCAACCAAGTTTCTGCTCAAATCCATAAGTCTACATTGAGAGGTGGTGCAAACTGGATCGTAGTATCTTCAGAAGTTTCTGCAGTATTCGATGATTTAGAATATTTCCACTTATCAAATGCGGCTCCTGAGCAAGATCAATACAACATGGGTATTGAGAAAATCGGTTCATTAGCTGGTCGTTACCAAGTATACCG